CAAGCCGCTGTTCGATATCTCCCAGACCGATACCAAGAAAGACTGATCGCAGTCTATGACGTCACCCGTCGACCTCTGCAACTTAGCCCTTGACCAGATCGCCGCGCGCGCGTCGATCACGGGCCTCGACCCGCCGTCACCGCCGAACAGTCTGGCGGCGCAGGTCGCGGCGCGAACCTATCAGTTGCAGACCGACGCGGTGTTTCGTTCGGCACACTGGAATTCGGCGCGCAAGCAGGGCGCGTTGACCTTGTTGCGCGCCGCGATCGGCACACCGGAAAATCCCGCAGGCGCGCTGCCGACCCCGCCGATTCCGTGGCGCTACGAATACGCCTACCCGGATGATTGCCTGAAGGTGCGTTTCGTGATGCCGCAGCCGACGCTGCCGGCGACCACCACGCCCTTGATGACCAATGTGGGCATCAACTTCCAGCCCGCCGTCAATACCGGCATGCCGTTCGTACCCGCGATCGACACCGACCAGAACGGCAACCAGATCAAGGTCATTCTGACCAACGCCCGGGTCGCGCAAGGCGTCTACACCGCACGCATCGCCAACGTCGATCTGTGGGACTCGATGTTGCAGAACGCCGTGATCGGCGCGCTCGGAGCATGGTTCTGCTCGCCGGTGTCAGGCTCCGACGACCGCAAGAAGATGGCGATTGCGATGGCCGCCGGATTGATCCAGCAGGCGCGGATCTCGGACGGCAACGAGGGGATCACGTCTACTGACTCGGTCCCTGACTGGATGCAGGTTAGGAGCAGTGGTTCGAACTTCTGGGGTTTCAACCTTCCGGGCGGTGGCTTTATGGGAGGTTTCGATGCGTGGACCGGGTCAGATGGCGTCAGCTACTAAAGCAGGCGACCGAGCCACTGCGCAAAGGCGATCGGATCACGATTGCTCTTTTTCGAATTACATGGCTTGCAACTTGGCACGATGTTGCTGGCGTTATTGCCGCCTCCCTTCGACAGAGGAATGTAATGATCACGCGTGAGCCTCACTTCGCGAGATTGTTTGACTCCACAATAAGCACAGCGATGACCGTGTGCCTTCAATATAGCGCGCCACTCTGCGACCGTGTGCCGACCCGGCGCGTTAATCAGTCGTGCGCGCCTATTATTGGCATGCGTTACGCACGCATCCGGATTAGCTGCTTTCCAAGCTTCATTGAGCGCTCGATACTTTTCGCGATGCCTTGCGTAGGATTTGCGGCACTGTTCGAGCGACTTCTCGTGGTTTGCCTTGCGATGCGCGGCATTCTTTGTTCGCCTCATCTCGCGGTTTCGTTCGTCATAAGCAAGATTGTAAGCGGTCAGATGCTCTTTATTAGCAGCCTTCCACTCAGCGTGCTTCTTCGATGCTCTCTTCTTATTCTTGTAATACCAGCGCAGACGCGCTGCGCGTCGATCTTCCATTTCTTTGGGAGTGAATTGTTTGGGCATGGAATCTTGAATCTAATTCACGCGAATCGGCTGGTCAACTGAATTGCCCAAAGACCTGATCACACAGATCAAGCCATCCTTCGTCGCCGGCGAATTGTCGCCGTCGATCTGGGGCAGGACCGACTACGCAAAATGGACGATCGGCGCGTCCGTGATGCGCAACATGTTCGTCAACTATCGCGGGCCCGCTTCGTCGCGCGGCGGCACGCTGTATTGTGCCAAATCATTGACACCGGCGTCCGCCTCGTCGCTGCCGCCAAAGCTGATCTCGTTCCAGTTCAACATCTTCCAGTCCTACATGCTGGAATTCGGCGTCAACGCGGCCGGCGCGTCCTACATGCGCGTGATCGCCAATGGCGGCGCGGTGCTGGAGGCACCGGTCAATGTCACGGGCGCAACACAGGCCAATCCGTGCGTGATCACGGCGGCCAATTCCTATGCCAATGGCGACTGGCTGTTTGCGCAAGACATCGGCGGCATGACCGAACTCAACAGCCAGACCTATATCGCCGCCGACGTCACCGCGACCTCGTTTGCGCTGCAGGACCTGTTCGGCGATCCCGTCAATTCGCTGTCGTTCGATCCCTATACGTCAGGCGGGACGTTCGCGCGGGTCTACACCAATTCGGAATCGCCTTACGCGCTGGAGGACGTGCCGTATCTGAAGGTGGTGCAGTCCGCCGACGTCATGACGCTGTGCTGCGTCAACCAGGAGACGTTGGCGGAATATCCGCCGATCGATTTGTCACGGCTGGCGGCGAACAACTGGACCTTTGACGAGACCACGTTTGCTTCCGCCATTGCCTCCCCTACGGGATGCACCGCGACCACGACGGTGACGGCGTCGCCAGCGACGCAATACGCTTACGGCGTCACGGCGATCGACGCCACCACGGGCGAAGAGAGCGTGATCTCGAACATCGCCTTCATCACCAATTCCGACGACATCGCGGTCACCGCCGGCTCGCACACGATTTCGTGGAATCCGGTGCCGAACGCCGAGAGCTACAACGTCTACCAGGCGCCGCCGAGCTACGACACCGGAGTCCCGATCGGTTCGGTGTTTGCTTTCATCGGCAACACCTTCGGCAACCAGTTCGTCAATTCCAACATCATCGCCGACCAGACCACGACGCCGCCGCAACACAATAACCCGTTTGCGCGCGGCGCCATCGTCAGTGTCGGTACCATCGCCAGCGTAGGCACGTTTTCGCAGGCCACGACCAGCGCCACCCTCAACACCTCGACGGGAACCGACGGCGTTGTGGTGCCCGTGGTGGTCAATAGCGCCGTCGTCGCGGGTATCGTCGAGGACGGCGGCGAGAACTACAAGACCGGCGACAGCGTGACCTTCACCGACAGCAGCAGCGGTGCCACCTTTACGTCGCTGCTCAACATCGGGCCCGAGAGCGGCACCTATCCGAGTGTGCCCGGGTATTTCCAGTCGCGCCGCGTCTATGCGGGAACGCTCAACAATCCCGACACGCTGTTCGGCTCGCAGACCGGCGCCTACACCAACATGGATGCATCGTCGCCCCCGGTCGATAGCGATGCGATTATCACCACGCCATGGGGCCAGCAGGTCAACGGCATCCAGGGCCTGCAACCCATGCCGGGCGGCCTGATCATCACCACGGGGCTGGATTGCTGGCAGCTCACCGGATCAGGCGGTGCTGGTTCGGCGTGGACGCCGTCTTCTGAGAGCGCGCAGCCGCAGGAATCAAACGGGTTTTCGGCCACGGTGCCGCTGCTCAAGATCAATTACGACCTGGTCTATAACCAGTCGCTCGGCTACACCATCCGCGACCTCCAGTACAACTTCTTCACCAACATCTATGCCGGCACCGACGTTTCGGTGCTGTCGAACCATCTGTTTGACGGCTTCCAGATCCAGGGTTGGGCCTGGGCCAATATTCCGTGGAAGATCGTCTGGGCCTATCGCGACGACGGCAAGTTTTTGTCGCTCACGTTCGACAAGGAAGAGCAGCTCTGCGGCTGGGCGCGCCACGACACCAACGGATTTGTCTCGGGCTGCGCCGTGGCGACCGAGCCTCCAGTCGACGCGCCGTATTTCGTGGTCAAGCGCTACATCGCCGGCAAGCAGCAATGGGCGTATTACATCGAGCGGATGGACAACCGGATCTGGAGCGGCCCAGAAAGCCCGTGGTGCGTCGACGCCGGATTGGCGCTGACCCAGCCCGCACCCGATGCGACACTGTCGGCGGCGAGCGCTGCGGGACCGGGAAGCTTTTCGGGCGGCTATCTGGCCACGACAGGGCAGGATTACACTGATCCGTCCGGCCAGATTTTCGATCCGCTTGGCACCGGGTCCGGCGGCGTCATCATTTTCACGCAAAGCGGCGGCGCGATCGACGGATTTACCATTGTCGCCGACGGCCAGAATTATTCGCCCGGTACCAAAGTCATCATCATCGATCCGACCGGCGCGGGCGCGACCTTCGTGCCGTTCATCTCGCAGAACGTGCTGTTCACGGCCTCGGAGGCCGTGTTCGATAGCGGCAACGTCGACGATGTGATCCGGATCGGCGGCGGCCAGGCTACCGTGACGCAATATATCAGCGCCGAGCAGGTCATTGCCGCGGTGACGGTACCGATTTTGCAGACCGTGCCGAACGATCCATTTTTGCTGCAGGCGCCGGCCCC